TTATGCTTGTTGCAATGGAACGTTCTGCCGTGCTATCGACTCACAATAACCCTCAAATACAGTATGCTCCCTGTCTGTGAGTGTAGTCATATCCTCCTGTATCTTATGGTCGGTTATCTTTCCATAAATTTGTGTTGTGCCGATATTGCTGTGTCCGAGCATCTTGCTGAGCGTTTCCATAGAGATTCCGTTGGAAAGGCAAATCGTAGTCGAGAATGTGTGGCGAGCCATGTGAAAGGTCAAGCCTTTCTCTATCCGGCATATCTGCCCGATGTTCACACACGCAAAGGATGCTTTCCTTATTGTAAGATTGGGGAATATCAAGTCGTCCGCTTTCTTATCCTTGACATAGAGCGAAAGGATTTGCCCCGCAATGGGCAGGAGTGGAATGATGGCTTCCACGTCTGTTTTCTGCCTTTTGATGCGGATTTCCGCCGTGCCGTCAGCATTATGGATGATGTGTTTGGGTTTGAGCCGTTGCATGTCTACACGAGCCAAACCAGTGAAGGCACAGAAAAGGAATAGTTGCCTTGCTCGCTCAAATTGCCTGTCAATGATGGGTGTTTGCAATACTCGTTGCAGTTCCTCCGTAGTGAGATAACGCCTTGTGCGGTGTGGCAGTTCTGCCTTGTAGTCCGCAAAAGGGTCGATGCGGATGTACTTCTTCTGCTGACCGATGCCGATGAGTTTTCTAAGGAAGATGACCGCTACCTGAATAGTGGCAAGAGAAAGGTTGCGCTCTGATTTAAGGTAGAAGTCCATCCCTTCAATAAAGCCATAGTCCAACAGGGAGTAACGAATATCCTCCAGCGCCAAGCGTTCACGCAGATAGGACTCTATGAGTTGGGTAGCATAGATGTAGTTGGCAAAGGTCGGCTTGGCAACCGTTATTCCCACACAAGGACGCTTTTCCTCAATAAATAGTCGGGCTTCCTCCAAAAGAAAACCTTTGGGCTTGTCTTCTTCCATGAGTTCACGTTTGAGGAGTTCAGCGGTGATATAGCCACGCTGCCAGACTAATTCTTGATACTTCGCTTTGGTTTGTTCCTCTTTGCTTTGTAAATAGCGGTTGATTTCCTTTGTTTCTTCGCCTGTTCCCTTGCACCGTCCCTTACGACTGTCCCAAAGTTCAGGGGCAATCTCCTTGCCCGTGCTGTATTGCACCTGCTCACCGTCTATGGTGATGCGCCCCATAATCGGGCATTTGCCGTTCTTCTTCTCTTTGGAACGGTTGATATAAAAGAGCGTCTTAAATGTACTTCGTGCCATGATGTCAAAGTTTTAAGATGAATGTATCTTGTATGCGTTGTTGCACTTTCTGCATATCCCGATGGATTCTTTCAGAGGAAACCGCCGCATATACCTGTGTTGTTCTCAGGTTGGTGTGTCCGAGCATACGGCTTACCGTTTCAATAGGTACACCTGCCGAGAGCGTGATAAGCGACGCAAAGGTGTGCCGAGCCATGTGGAAGGTCAGTGGGCTTTCCATGCCGATGTTTCTCTGTATGTAGTGCATGCCATTGAGAATAACATCTGTGGTCGGCACGTCAAAGACAAAACCTGCACGCTTTCCTCTGTACCGCTCCATTATCGCCCAAGCAGGAGGAAGTACCTGTACACGATACGGAGTCTTGGTCTTCATCCGTCTGCCCTTGATGCAGAGTTCGCCCTCTTCCAAGACTATATTTTCCTCTCGAAGATTACGAACATCAGAAATTGCAAGCCCTGAAAAGCAAGAGAAGACGAACAAATCACGGACAATGCGATAGTTCTCCCATTCAATCTCCAAGTCGATGATGCGCTCAAGTTCTTCCTTCGTGATGCTTCTCGGTTCACCCTTTGGTCGCTCGTAACTGTAGCCCAAGAACGGATAGAAGTCCAGCACGCCTTTCTTCACCGCCATGCGGACGATGGTCTGCAAGGTGGATAAGGCACTCGATATGCTGCTGCGTTTCAGTTTGCGGTCAATAGTGAGATAATACTCAAAACCTTCAATAAAGGATTTGTCCAACTGTGAAAGAGGAATGTCGCTTACTTTGTGCTTCTTTTGTACATACTCACAGAGCAGGGAGAGCTGGTAGGTACGGAGTTTGAATGTCTTTAAAGCTCTATCAATGCCTATACGCTCCTTTGTCTGTGTGAGATACTCCCCGAAACTCTCCAAGAGCAGGGTTTGGCGGTGGATTTGTCCTTGATAGGCATCCCTCACGTCTGTGGCGGTGAAGCATTCTTTCCTTTCACTGAGTTCGTGAAAGCGTGTGTGGATGAGTGCGGTGCATTCACCGAGTTTCTGATTGACGGACACCGCCATTGCACTCTTGCCGACGAGCCTTTGCTTACGGCTGTCCCAAAGAGCAAGCGGAGTCTTGCACTTGGTGGAGAAGCCCGAATGGGTTCTGCCCACTGAGATGCGCCCGATGACAGGCACAAGTCCTTTCTTGTCGGTTCGTTTCGCCTGAACGAAGAACGATACTTTGAGTTTGTTTTCTTTCATTTTTTCTATCGTTTTTTCTAAATTTCCTTTGCTTGCAAAGGTACAGTGAAACAAGTCTTCCCGAGTGATGCAGAAAAATGAAAGATGAAGAATAAAAACCTATGACACAGTTGTTTACATTCAATTCGTAACCCCTTTTTGCTTTTTCCTTGATGGGTTACGATTTGGTAACGGAACTCCTGCCGTTTGATGCTCCTCCTTGCTTACCCTCAAAATAGCAGGAAAATGCTAAATGATACTATTTCAAATAGTTACATTCCCTGCATTTCCCTGTGTTTCCCTTAATTCTTAATGACTGATTATGCGAGGAAGATGAGCCTGGATTTACGCATGATTGATGAAAATGGCTACTCAGACCATATCGACAACAAGGCAAGCCATTGCGCAAAGCTGCTCAACGACTACTATCAGAAGTACGACGCACAGAAAGGAACGCAGTTCGTTTTCTCTGATTTAGGGACTTATAAGCCCGGTGGAGACTTCAATATCTATTCGGAAATCAAGAGAAAATTGGTGGAGGACTACCATATCCCCGCATACGAGATACGCTTCATTCAGGAATGTAAGAACGAGAAGGCAAAGAAAGCAATGGTGGATGCCATGAACCGTGGCGACATCCGCATCATCTTCGGATCCACCTCCATGTTGGGAACAGGCGTGAACGCACAGAAGCGTGCCGTAGCGGTCCATCAACTTGACACGCCTTGGCGACCGTCAGACCTTGAGCAACGGAACGGGCGTGCCATCCGCAAGGGAAACCTTGTTGCAAAGGAGTTTGCTGACAATAAGGTAGATGTCATCATCTATGCCGTGGAACGCTCGTTGGACAGTTACAAGTTCAACCTGCTGCATAATAAGCAGCTTTTCATCAACCAGCTGAAGACAAACACGCTTGGTAGTCGTACCATTGATGAGGGTTCGATGGACGAGGACAGCGGAATGAACTTTTCAGAGTACGTGGCCGTTCTGTCGGGCAATACCGACCTTTTAGAAAAAGCAAGACTTGACAAGAAGATTACCACCTTAGAATCAGAACGTAAGAACTTCCTCCGTGAACGTGATGCGGCAACGGGTAAGTTAGCGGAAATAGAGAGTTCCGTATCTTTCCATTCGGACAAGATTAAGGAGGCTAAGGCGGACTTGGTTTGCTTTGAGCAGCGTGTGGAGCGTGATACGGAGGGGCTGCCTGTCAATAAACTGACTGTCAAAGGTGTGGAGGACAGTTCCGACATCAAGGTCATTGCTGCCCGCCTGCAGGAGATAGACGAGAAGGCACGCACCAAGGGAGAATACAACAAAATCGGTGAGATTTATGGTTTTTCCATCATGGTCAAGACGGAGAGTACTTCCAAAGACCTATTTGATTGCTCTGTAAATCGCTTTTTTGTGAAAGGGCATGAGAGTATCTACTATACCTATAATAACGGCAAATTGGCTTCGGACCCTAAACTTGCCTGTCAGAATTTTATCAATGCCTTGGAGCGTATCCCCAAGGTGATAGAGTCACACGAAAAGGAGATGGCAAAGGTCGCAGCCAATAAAGATGTTTACACCGTCATTGCCAACAGTTCTTGGAAGAAAGAAGAAGAGCTTCGTGCACTCAAAGGTGAGGCGGCTGAGCTGGATAGGCGGATTGCCTTTACCCTTGCTCCGCCGGAGGAGGAACGAGAGGAAACGGAAAGTGAACAAAACGGTTTATCACAGGAAATTAAACAAGAACCTATAGGAAAGTCTCCCTCACACAACGAAATACCTCAATCTCCCACACATGCTCCAAAGGAAATGCCGGAAAGCCATGACGTGATGAGTCGGGTGATTATCTCTAAACCAAAATGGCGATAAAAAAGCGTCGAGCAAGAAAACCTGCTCGACGCTTCTGCCAACTGCCAATAATTATACATACGCAGTTTAGCCGTTTATAAGGCTACATTCTAATGTCTTATTCTGAACTTTTCCTGAAGTTCGGATATGGCTTCCAGCAATTCTTCAAACGAGGGCTTTGAACCATAGATCATAGCCTCTTTCATAGCTTCATAATCATCCTTCCACGCATCAAGGATGTCTTTTCGGGGAACAAGTTGCAGACGTTTGCGGACATCAGGTGTATAATCTACATCCCTCACGGAAGTGTAAATTTCCCGATGATGGCGAATAGATTCCCACAAAACATCATCCACTATTGCTTCCTTTGCAAAATCCCTATTCATCATGACGTATAGGTCATAAAGGTGCCGGCTTTTGCGATCGGCTGTTATTCCACGTCCGGGAACAGAGAATAACTCGTGAAGCAAGAATGCCTTTTCAAGGAATGTCTTTGCCGGAATAGCGGTATGAATGGCACTGTTTACCAATGGAGTAAAGGGAAGATGCTCTCCAAGAATACTCGTAATCTGTATAGATTCTGTCGGTTCCAACAAAGAACGCGCACTAACCTCCAATACAACGTCTGCACGAAGGTATGTAAGTTCCTTGTCAAAGAGAGATTTATAGTGAAGATAAATCTGACGCGGTTCCGGATAGGTGTTGTCTCCATCTCCCTTGGGTTGGGCATCGACCGTAACATACGGATGCAAGCCTTGTCTCCGCAGTTCTTCGGAAATCATCGGTGTCAGTTCTTCCAAAACGAAAAGCGAAGATGCTTTTCGCAATTTCTTGATTTGCTTTTTCGTGAGTTCTCCTTCTGACGCACCGATAAATACGGGATTAACAGCAAGGTCTATATCCTCTGAGAACCGCTCGATGAGTTTCCACCCCTTGCTCAGGCTGGTACCGCCCTTGAAAACAAAATGTCTGGAAATAGGCAGTGCAAAAACAGCCTGCAAGATAACAGTTACCCAAAAGTCTTTCTCGATCACTTGGGCAGGCAACCCGACCTTGTATGCAATTGATTCATAAACGTTTTTCCTTTGTGAATCTGATAGTTCTAAAAACTTATTCATACAGACCAACTATAAACTCCCTTACCTTCGAGGTCATTAGTTTGAGGTCGGCAACCTGAAGGTGAGGATTTTCATTTAACTTTGTCTTGATGACAGCAATCTGTTCTTCTGACAGATTTTCTGTTTCCCGGTCTTTAAGAGCCATTGTCAGTAGAAGTGCCAATTGACTGCGAATTGCGAAATATCTGGGAGAGGCATGCTTGAACTTGATATTTTTTCCCTCACCAAGATTTATGGTACGTGAGGCTCCATCGGTTAAGAAAACAACGTTCATCGGCACTTGTTGCGTCAGTCCCAATTGATATTGGGCGTAAAGTCCTGTCGGGACTATTCTTGCGCCATCTCTTTTTGCCATTGCTTTGGCAATGTCCTCAAGCGATGGAGGGACTGCACCAAGTCCGTAAACTTTCTCTATTTTGGGATAGCAGTAAATGCCACGTGCAACCCTAAGCATCTGTCCTTTTTCCGTGAGACGTTCCAAAGCCTTATTGACAGCATTTCGATTGCCATACGAAACGAAGTCGCCCACGAAGAAAACAGATCCGCGTCCGCACTTCTTTGATTTATCAAGTATTTTATTCTCAATGCTTTCACTCATACTTATACTTATTTCTTGTCGCGAAACAATATGTAATTCGCGACAGCAAAGGTAACACCTTTTCTGCGTAAACCCAAAAATATGAGAAGGAAAATCCATACTTAATCTTTTGGTTGATGGGAACATACTACCATTCTTCACGCTTTTGTACCATTTCATCGATCTCTTCCCGAAGGAAAAGCAATCGACCATTGGCCTTGAGATAGGGAATTTTCCCAGCCCAGACCCAATTGTAAATTGTCTTCTGTTCCACTCTCAGAATCTTGGATACATCAATAATATCCAAATATTCCGGCTTCAAAGGTGGACGAACAGTCGTGTCAATAGACTTATCTTGCAGGACAAGCAATTGGTCAAGTTTGTCCTCAACACTCATCAGTTTATCGAAAAGGCGTTTTTGCCAACTATCTTCGGTATGATGTTCTAGGTACGGCATAGTTCTCCCTTTTGATAGTTTCCATTGGTGTCTTGTGCCAAGATGCGTTGTTCTTTCATATAGGCGATGTACTTCTTTGCCGTTCGGTCTTTGATTTCCATTTCCCGCATCAATGCTTCACAAAGATCTTGGTATGAGAGCTTGAACGTGTTCCGGAATGCCTCTCTGACCACGGCAATCAGTTCTCCCGTTTTACGTTTCTCCTTATCTTCTTTCGACTTCTCGCCACGGTAAACGTGCATATCGACAGACTTATCCCATCCAAAAAGCATCATAGGTACATCCAACGGACTGCCATCACGAACTTTCAGAGTCTTTACCACGGAGTATTCGGGATTGTCGTCTTTCTCTATGGAGAGAATACCCGCAGCCTTGCGCTGTAGTTCGGAGCCGATATGCCCGCGGAGTTTGATACCGTTCGGTACAAAATGCAGCACGCAGATGATGCAGGTATTGTAGATGCCTGCCAAGCGGTAAAGTTCGTCCACGATGGCAATGCTTTCCGTTTCATCATTGGCAGAGCGTATCAAGTCTGCTATGCCATCGATTACCATAAGATGAATCCCTCCATGTCTGTGATGAAATAAGTCCATACTCTCACGGATAAGTTTCAATCGGTCCTTTCGGGAAAGTGAGGCAAGGTACAGAGAATGATAAAACTCCGGAACAGCTGTCATAGATGCCCTGCGCAATGTCTTGCCTAAGTTTTTGTGCAACTGTGCTTCAGACTGCTCCGTGTCATAATGTAACACCGCCCAAGCTTTGGAATTAGGAGCAATCTCCAGACCCAAAGTCTTCTCCGACTGCATTCGTTCCTTCACCAATGCTCCGGAAAGAATAGCTCCGACATAGTTGCTCTTTCCTGTTCCTTCGCCACCGGTGATACAAAACAAATTGTCCTGCGTGCCAATCGGCACTCCATTGACCGCAATAATCGCTCTGGAAGCATCAGGAGGGTTGTCGTAATTGATCTCACAAGAACGCAGCATCATAATCGTTTGTGTGTACATTCCCGAAAGTTTGTCTGTGAGTAAGTCTCGCAACTCGTTTTCCGTATGTCCCAAGGCGAAGAAGTCTGAAATGTCTTTTTCATTCTTTGTTCCTTCAAGAGGCAAAGCCAAATGCAACACGTTATACTTCGCCAGCAACTCCGCTTGTCGTTGAGCCTCTCGCAATCCCGTTTCATCCATGTCATAGAGCAGGATGATATGCCTGAAGCGCAGTTGCAGGCTTTCAATGACATTTTCCGGTATTGAGGCAGTTTCACTGTTAAAGCAGATGGCATTGAAATGGTGAGCGGAGAGCGACAATACGTCTTTCTCTCCTCCCGTGATGAAAAGAATGTCTCCTTTGTTGGGAAGTTGCTCGAAGCCGAAAACGTAATCTTCCTGTTTCTCTCCTCCGTAGAGAAAACGTAGTTTGCTGTTAGGACGATATATTTTTACGAAATCTCCCATCACGTAGCAGAACATCGGTTCTTCTTTCGTGGAAGTCAGCGTATAAGGCTTCCCTTGGCTGGAAACGGCTTCATAGCGAAACAACGACTTCACATGGTATCGCATCAGGATTCTGTCCGTTATTCCATACCGTAACCAAAAGTCCTTTTCTTCTGCACTGAAAGGTTGTTCATGAATATGAAACCATCTTCTGCTTTCTGACGATTTGGAGTCGGCAGACTTGTGCTTGACGAGGGACGCTGTAGATGTTCTTGTAAAACATCTTCTTTGTTCTGAAGTTTTCCTTTCTTTGATGGGAATGTTTAGCCCCAAGTCGTGTATGATAGATGTCAGCACCTTTATGAATTCCGTTCGCACATCAAAGCCCAGAATCGCGGCAGTGAACCAAAAACAATCTCCGGAATATGCCTCGTTCCCAAAATCTTTCATGCGATAGCACTGTGATTGGGTGTCAAAGTAGATATTGCAAGATGCACGCTTGTCATCGTACAAGGGGTTGCGGAAATTACGTTTCGGCACGAACTCAATCGGCATGTAGAAATAAAATACCTCCAATCCACGGTTGGTCTTCTGCAAGATTTCTTCTTTCAAATTCATAGTTCTTCAAATAAAGTTTGAGAGTCATCGCCCATATATCCTTTCAAGACTCCGTCCTTGTAGGCATTAAGGCGTTGCAAGGCTTCCAAACGACGAAAGCCCTTGAAGGAAGCACGTCCGGTCTTGATGGCTATATACAACCCTTTGAAAGGATAGACCACATGGTTGCTGGAGACATACCTGTAAGGGACGGAGTTGGCCTCCCTCCATCTTGCAAGCGAAGCCTTTGATATTCCAAGCAATCGCAGGACATCTGATGTACTCAGTTCTATCTTTTCTTCCAAAACTGCATAGTCATGTTTCAATTGAAGAATGAAGCTTGTAATCCGATCCATACTTTCTTTCAAGGAACGTATTTCCTCCATGAGTGAGGCGGGAACCATATTATTCTCTGTCATCACACATCAATTTTTTGATAAGTTCCTCAATTGCTTTCACCAAATCATGAAGTTCAGACAGGTTGTCTTGCTTCTCTATCAGATGGATAAGGTGTATAATGTGCTGAATCATTCTTTTGTGGTCCACCTGACAAAGTTCATTCAGCAAAAAGATGAGATCTTCTCGCTCAATGGTAAAAAAGCGATGACTCTTATCAGAAGAGGAGTGCACTAAAGAATCGATCATTCCTTTGGGAAGATGTAAAAGCAGTACATCCATATCGAATGCGGCGGCACACTTGGTATAGGTTTCAATCCTCAAGTTCGCCTGCATCTTGCAATGTTTCAGGAAATTGGAATATTCCATACCTGCAATTTGGGCTTTCATCTTGCTGTTGTCGCAAGAAGACAGCATAATTTCAAGAGTGGGAAGCACGATAAACAAGCGTCCCTTTTCTCTTTGGGGTCTCATTTTCGTATGCATATATTTATTACTTTGATTTTCAATTGCAAAGTTCCATAGAAATGGACCTTTTTCAAGAATATTATATTGCCAATGTTGGCAATATAACACCATTTGCCCGTTTTGTCGGTTTCTCAAAAACATACAAAGCAACTACATAATGAATATTCGTCAGTGCACGGTGCAAGTCCCTTCATATATAAGGGCTTGCACCGTGCACTGAAAATTGTAGCCAAGAAGTTTATAACAACTTTTCTATCAAAAAGTTTGGAGACGGTTCATTTTTTATGTACCTTTGAACCCACGAATTGCAAGAGTGCAATTCTAACAGCGGTATCTATGAGTACGCTCTAAATACTCTCTTGTGGCTACAATATGGCTACACAAAAAAGTTTGAAACGTATAAAATGTTACGATACAAGGAGTTGCAGAGTTTAGTTCACTAACCTCTCTCTCCGCAAACAAGGGTGTAAATCAACGAGTTACGTGATTTGCACCCTTTATTACACCCGAAAATGTAAGGTTGGGTGTTTTCTATTTGGATAGTCACAAGCACAGCTTCAATTGTAAAAAAGAGTGGTGGACCATATTCCTTCTCTGTGCGAGCCCACTCATCACAGCCCTTTCCTATCCATTATCTTCAAATTCTCAAAGACTTCATCAAACCAACGTGTCTTTTTCAACTCATACCCAACCCTTCTCGCTTCTTGAAATATGTATTTATTGAAAGGAAACACTTGATTTAACTCAAACTCTTCCTTATACTCAATATAGCTATTTATTAGATAAGCCAAATCTAACTTTTCAGCAGCAAAGAAATTTTCTAGTCTCATCAACTGCTCAATATTCACCATCACTACATCCTTCACTTCGTAATCTGCTGTAACATTCTTTTCACTAATGATTCGTTGAAACTCTTTATTTAGCAAATAGTTCGGGCCTTCCACATCAAAACAATCATCGAAGTATACTATTACGGGATAGACAAATATCACACTATTGGGAGCCGACTTATCAACTTCGCTCAATATACTTGGTATCTTTTCGATAATTACATTTGCCAACTGCCCAATCCCTTTCGCACGTCCCTTGGAATTTGTGACATACTTCTCAAAAATTGCTTTTTTTATCGTCTCATAATCACCGCTTAATTTCTTTTTCGCAGCCATCTGAACATCCTTACATTCAAATACGAATATCCTATTTTGACGTCTCAGATAATAGTCTGGCATTCCCTTCCCCAGAGCCTTTTCCAGCTCTTCTCCACTGTAATTCACATAATTCAAACCAAAGCATTTTTTCATCAAGGAATAAAAGAAGAACCGTTCCGAGAACTCCTCACCTAAAAACGACCGAAGATTAGCATAACCCATTGTAGGAGCCAACACTCCCCTCTTAACTAAGGCATCCTTCATATCAAAAAGAAGTCCAGTATACGCTTTATCCAGAAACATCTTCATAAACATAAAGTTGTAGATATTGGGCCCCGTCTTAATCAGAGGCTTTTCCTTCATCATCAGAAAATCCATATCATGTTGATAATGCGATGGATTTAATGTCAACGAATCATAGAAACGGCAAGCATCCTTCTGATTCTCATCAATAGCCATTCTGCAATTGGAGAAATCCTCTTCTCCCATTTTCATAAAAGTCAGGAAGATCTCATCTAAATAATACTTAGCACTGGGTATATCCCTTTCCTTGCAGAATTCATCAACATATTTTGTAAACCGAGTGTTAAACTTTGGGAATTCTATCAAGAGCATATAGCACTTTATCATCAACAGCCTATAATCTCTTGGTGCTTCAATATTATTACTCTTCAAGTAATCTGGCATATAAGACTCTACAAACTCTTCTGCCTTCATATTGTTGTTAGGCAGCTTCTCATTCATTGCTAGACGCTCATCGCAACAGAGCATATATGCCAAGAACAGGTTCGACAAGTCATCCTCTGTCAATTCTTCATTTCTCCCATTATAACAAGTCAAAAGTCTGCTAATAAGCAGAAGCATAGCATATTTATCTATAAGGGCATAGTTCCCAAGGTTATATTGTTGAGCATACTGACCAACAGGATTCTTTACATCATTTCGCGTTTTCATTATCCATGGTGTCCAAATGTCGAAATCATGCTCACCAATAAACTGATTCACCTTCTTTGAGAGATTATATGAAATAAGTTCTATGGCAGTGTTTGATGGAACATTAGCCAACAAGTCTTCTATCTTATCGTGTCGGTCTGGATAGACCACACTATAAGACAACAATACCTGCTTCTGTAATTCCATCTTCTCCATAACATTACCCTTTATTACCATTCATCATCCTTACCATTCTGCGCTCTCTATAGAAATTATATGACCCCGTGGTTACGTACTTTGTCTCTATCAGTCGAGCCTGCAGTTCGTCGTTTGAATTTGATTCCTTCACAATTAGCATTAATTGTTCAAAATCTAAGAACCAACTATTGAAGTAAGGATTCGTTTTAGAATCACCGTTGGTTCTCTCTTCGTTTAAGAAAGGCATCCATTTCTGCATGTCCTTGTTGAACTTCTTAACATCCTTGATGGTTTGTTTATCAGTGCCCTCATACTCAGCAGTCAACGGATTATTACACATTTCATCCATAATGCTCTTGATAAGCATTCTGTCTTGGAGTGGACCAAAAGCACCTAGACATATCGAGATGCACTCAGCCGTTCTACCCTATTTCTCTACCCTTGTCACATTCCCGTTTCCATCATCTAAATCCACATACCCATCTTTAATCATAAGATGCGAAGTCCTAAAACATTGGGCCTGTGAATCTATAAGGCTTCCCAGTAGATCTGCTACAATCTTAAACTCATTTCCAGACTTGGCCTTTCTAGTCAGACTTTTCTTCTTCATCTCAAAAAGCATGATACCTTTTGTGGCCTCAACCACAAGATCTGCTTCTCCTTTTTCTGGCGGAGGATAAGTGCCACTGCAATGCGTTATGCCTTTTTCATCAAGTTTCTCCTTGATATAATTCTCAATCAACTTTCCGACTTCCTTATCTATATCTTTCTGGTTGTCCTCTTTTTCTTGATTACGTACAACCGTCATCAGAGCCTCAAACCACCCCCATGAACCTATTGTAACAGGCAAGGCATATATCTTACCATTTGCTTTAATCAGTGGTTTGTTGGAGGCGTTCTCTTTTTCTTCATCCAGTGGCGTTCTGAATCCTTTGTTTAATACGTCATCACTTGCTGACACATCATCTATCAATTGTTCAATAGCCTTGATTCCCAGTTTATTCAATTTGTCTTTTTTTAGTTCCACACATTTCAATGTATCCGCAGCAGAAAGGACATCGTTCATCAATCGCTCATATTCATCAAATGTGTATCCGCCTTCCAATACCCTTCCTGTATCGCGCATATACATAAGTACACGCTCACAGAACATTTTAGTAAACCAAACAGAATGTTGCGTCAATCCAAAAATACTCTCCTTATACACCAAATCCCTAAAAAACTCCACCGTGTCTCTATCTCTGTGGAATAAATCTCCCCATAAATTTCCGAAGTTCTGAACAGGGTATTTAAGGAAACAGTAATCAGTTGCCAGTCGTATAGCCTTTCCGAATGCCTTTGTAGCCTCTCTATTACTTCCTCCATCTGCTTTGATATTTGCCAAAGCCAAATTTACAAAATAATTGTATGGCTTTACTATTATCACATCCTTAGGATTGGGAGTATTGCCGTTCATATCGGTCAAGAATCTTCCTTCAGGTTCCAAATATTCCATCTGCGCTAACAGCATCTTCAAAAACCTTCTTCCACCTGCCTCGCGAATCCATTTGATCAAGGCATCAAAAACTATATCATCATTTTCTGTCACATAGCTGCATCCTTCAATCTTTATTTGGAGACCAAACTCTCTCAACCGCTTTGCCGCTGCTGCCAGTCTGTACTCCTTGTCATATTCTTTCAACCAATCTGTTTGCGGCAAGGGCATTTCCTCACTGCAGGCTGCTATCACGTCTTGCCAACAAGGGGCACTAAAACCCTTTATGGCGTTTTGATTCCAGCCAAGATAATTATGAATAATCTCCACTATATCTATATAGCATTGGTTATCCACACCATCCAGTAGTTGCTCTCTCAGCAAGCCTTTACCCAGCCTCTGGAAATCCTTATACAGAATTATTTCATCACCGGCAGATGGAAGCAGTGCCTTGATACGGGCATCTACTTTCCCAGCCTTATTGTTCACTGGCTTCAATAAACCATCTACAAACTTCTTGAAATCAGCTATTTTTACCATCGCTTCTTACTTCTGTATTTTCTTAATTACATCCTTCAGATGATCTTCAATCAGAATATCTGCATAGGTCGTTTTATTGTCATTTTTCTGCGCTAAGGCTTGCTCCAAATTCCTCACAAATGGCAATTCTGCATCATATACTTCGGGATATGGAACCTGTTGTAAGAAACGTCCGTTCAGTATTTGATAGAGAGCCATCACTTCTTTGGGCTGTATATTATTCACCTTCTTGGTAATATCCTTCTTCGGAATATGCTTTAATATTGGATAACTTAGGAAATCCGGTGTCTTGGTATCTCCATACTGAATAGTCAGTCTATTGGCTAAAGTGGGTAGGTCTTCGATAAACTGGCGGTGCACCTCTTTAATATCTGCATCTAAATTGGCTTTCGTTATTTCATTCATCTTCTCACGTTCATACTCAACTACCCATCGGCTTTCCTTTGGGATTGCAGTTTCAACAACATCCAGATTTAGCTTATCAAGAAGGTTCGGCGTATCTATGCTTTCATACATCTTGTCAATGCCACAGCGAATTTTCTTTTGCATATCCTCCTTAGAAAAAGAGGTAAGAGGATAGAAGTGCTGAAGATATGTAGCAGAATTAACGTATGCCATATTATCACAGAATTCCCCGTCTTCCACATACTGCGCCAATTGCATCACAGCATCCGCCATTTCTTTATTACTCATATCCCATTGCGAATGTATAAACTTCTGCAACAGTGCATATGCGGGGTTTATATTATTCCTTTGCACTTGATTTTTATATTCTTCCCACACCGCTTTTAGTCCTTCCTTATCCAATGACATACCTGCCGTAACAAAGTCAAATATCTGCGGTGAAACAATGACAGGGAAATTATGAACTTTCACCAACTTCTTAAAGATGTACGTAATACGACGGTTTGTATATTCGCGTTGTTTTTCTTCCTTCTGCTTTTCTTGTTCCTCATCTTCTTGCGTTTCATCAAACAATCCGTCTGCTTTCCTGTCATCGTCACCAAACTCCCAGTCAATTGATGACAGTTCAACATATTGAGCAAACTGCAACCTATCTTTATAGGTCAAACGGTCTTTTTTATATTCAATAGTAACACCTACCGTACAAGCCCATAAAGACAGGAGAAAGCTATCAGCAGTATCTTTATTCTCATCCTTCAGGAAAGCATTGCAGACCTCATAAATCTTGCTAAAATGGGCTAATGCGAATTTCAGTATTCTGATGTTATGCAGTTCAACCAGCAAACCTTTATCTTCTTTATATGATGGATAACTCGGATCAATTACCTCCACCGCCTTTTGAGCCGTCATGAATGCGGTAAATGGTGAAGAATAGCCCTTCCCACATAATTCCTTAAAGATGAACACCACATCTGGTTCATATACCAAGGTTTTCTCTATCACCTTTTCTTTGAACACAAGTTTTGCCTCACCCTTTTGCTGCATGTAAGAGTTGTTGGCAATCACTATCACCTTATAGCCTCGTTGTTCAACCAAGTCATTGATGACTCCCAAGAGAGTATGAACATCAATTGTATTTATCACGCGTTCTATATCATCAAGAATGATAACGGTATTTTCTGTGGGAATAAGTTTATAAAGCAAGCCACTATTGTTACCAACTAATGTTTTCACGTCCACAAAACTTTCTAGCCATGATATACTAGAAGCGAATTGTGTCCCTTTGGCTACAACCTTGCCAACCTTCTCCTTTCCCCAACCACACAGCCTCGATTTATTTTTCTCCTTCTCTGTTCTTTCACCTTTATCGCTCTCTGCCCGTTTATAATTATCTGCTATTCGAAGTGGTATTTCATTAACCGACTCAATACCAAATAATGAAACCTTCACTGGATTCCATCCTTCCTGTCGTAAGGTCGGTATTATCACTTTCTCTATATGATAAGTCTTACCACAACCCCATTCGCCCGACACCATCAAAGCGCCAGTACTTTCCATTGATAGATAGTTTCTTATACCGTCTAACATATTATTGTTTTTTAGAAATAAATCATTGTTTTAGGAAGTCATTTAGTGTTATGCATTATACCACCAACCTTTGTGGAGTCATTCTACACAATGTCACCAAAAGCACCATTTGGGTCAATGCAATTGCTTCAGTTGTCTCATTGTCCTTATTACAAGCAGCAAAGGACAGCACTAGTACCAGTCCTACAAATATGAAGTTTTTTATTCCCTTTATTGCTTCATTCATGTTAGTTTTTATGCTTGTACTGCTCTGAAGTTACTTCACTAATTCTTTTGGTGACACACTGAGTAATTCCGCTACTTTGAAAATAATGGCGAGATTAGGTTGCTTACGATTGCAAACGTATGCGTTGGTGATGCTGAAACTCATACCCAATTCTTTGGCGAGCCACGTTTGGGTAATACCTCGTTTCTTCAAATGTTCCTTAATAAGGTTGCTATGCTCTTTCTTCTGTCCCATCGGATGATAGTTTATCTTGATATTGTCTACAAAGTTATGAACTTATAATGAATAAAACGAAGAAAAATAGAACTTTCACGCTACTAAAAATAGTTTTTCCAGTGAGAGGAAACCATAAGGCATCTCTTAAACAATCAATGATGATTAATTAACAACGTGCTTTTGTCCAAAACAGCCCACTTTTTGACTATATATTGAGCGTTTTTGATAGTCCTTGATTTCCTTGCATTTCCCTATACTTCCCGCTATATCCCAGCTTCTTGGAATAACATCAAAAGCCCTCTACTTTTGTACCGTCAGAGCTGACTGAATGCCCTATGCGCAAGGGCGAGTTATTCATTTCAAAACAATTGGATTATGACGATAAACGAATTACTGGACAAGCCTGTTTGGCAGATGACTGGTGAAGAATTACTTTTCCTTGCACAACATGGTAATATGTCCACGAGCAGGGAATCAATAAAGACTTCTTCCTCCAAAGAAGAAAAGCGATATGTGTATGGTTTGGCTGGCATTGCACGCCTCTTTGGGTGTAGCCTGCCTACCGCTAACCGTATCAAGCAGAGTGGTAAAATCAATCGTGCCATTACACAAGTAGGGCGCAAGATTATTGTTGATGCTGACCTTGCACTGGAATTGGCAGGACGAAAGACAGGAGGAAGATGATGAACACAACTGATTATGAAAACATATGGCAAAAGTCGCTCATTCATGTAACCGATGAGTTTGCACTCCCTCCTGTTGTACTACAAGCAGGTGAAGCCATTATAGGCACACTGGGGAACTTCAGTGTATCGACAGGTAAGGCGAAAGCTAAGAAGACTTTCAATGTGAGTGCCATCGTTGCAGCAGCCCTTGTCAATGGGCAGGTGCTGGAATATCAAGCATCATTTCCAGAAAGTAAACGCACTATTCTTTACTTTGACACGGAACAAAGTCTTTATCATTGCCAACTTGTGATGCAACGTATTTTGAGATTGGCAAAACTGCCGATAGACAAGGAACCGCAGAATTTGAAGTTCAGTCATCTTAGAGCCATTGCTGACCCTAACGAGCGCAGAGAAATCATTCGCTATGCCATCTACAACACGCCCAACGTGGGCTTGGTAGTCATTGATGGCATTCGTGATTTGATGCTCGATATCAACAATTCAACGGAGGCAACCAAGTTAGTGGGCGACCTAATGCAATGGACGAGCGAGCAAAACATCCACATACAGACCGTGCTTCACCTCAATAAGGGCGACGACAACGCACGGGGGCATATCGGCACGGAACTCAACAACAAGGCAGAAACCGTCCTGCAAATCGCAAGGGATAACACACTGCCCGAACGAAGTATTGTTGCTCCTGCCATCATTCGCTCCAAGCCCTTTGATAAGTTCGCCTTTCGGCTCGTTGAAGTGGAAGATGAGGTGTGTATTCCCCAAATAGACCTCTCTTATTCGGATAATGAGCGAAAATCACATCGTTTCTCCTACCAAGAGTTAAGCACTAACGAACATCGAAAGGCGTTGGAACCAGTCTTCTCTACAAGCGAAATTTTGCCATATAGTAAACTTATCGTAGCTCTTAAAGAGGCTTATGCTAAGATTGTGGGGCTATCCTATGGGCAAACTAAACTCAAGGAACTTTTGCAATTCTTGCTCAACAAAGGCATAGTGGTTAAGGAAGAACGAGGAAAATATCGGCTCAGCCATAATTCTCTACAATAAAACCTTTGGTCGGTCGGACACAGGCTATATATACCTGAACCAATCCGACCAAAGAGAAACAAACTTGGTCGGACGTAAAGGTGTGCCTATAGTGTACGACTGTCCGACCAATCCTAAACCCTTCAGCCTCCAAAAGAAAAAGGCTGAGAGTTATTCTTTTCAAACATCAAAACAAAATCACAATGGAAATACAAAATATCAAGCAAATCTCTATCACAGATTATTTGCAGCAACAGGGTTATTCACCTGCACGAGTACAAGGAATTCATTTTTGGTACTGCTCTCCACTTCGTAACGAAAGTACGCCATCATTCAAAGTAAATACAGAGCGTAATCAATGGTATGACTTTGGAACTGGCGAACATGGAGATATTATTGACCTTGTACATACTTTACAGCATTGTACCATGTACGAAGCCATTGACTTTCTAATCGGTTCAAAACAAATAGTGCATCAAGATTTTTCTTTTGGCGGTGAAAGAAAAACCTCTAAGCACAAATTAGAAATCATATCTGTGCAATCACTTACCAATCCTTATTTGTTACGTTACATCGCAGAGCGAGGAATATATCTCAGCATCGCTAATAGATTCTGTTCTGAAATTCGATACAATAATACCAATCGGACATACTATGCCATTGGATTTGCAAACGATGCTGGCGGATGGGAAATTCGTAGTCCTTATTTCAAAGGCTGCATAGCTCCGAAAGCAATTACAACTATTATTAAAGGCGCAGACGTTTTACAAATCTTTGAAGGGTTTATGGATTTCCTGTCGTGGCAAACGCTAAATCCTTCTTCAACTTGCGACACCATAGTTCTTAACTCTCTGGCTCTTTTGCCACGTATTCAAGAGAAGCTAAAAGGCTATAATCAAGTTGAGAGTTTTCTGGACAATGATGAAGCAGGGCGAAAATCGTTTGACGTTTTGAAGCGGCTTTGCCCATCTATCATAGATGGTTCTGTTCGCTATCGAACTCACAAAGATCTCAACGAATGGCTTGTTTTTCAATCCAAAGTGCAAGAAAGTCAACCTTCTTTACCAACCACGAAGCGTGGTATCAGAAGATAGTGTTTATCAGGGAAGCAAGTTTGTGTTTTGAGTATCTCAAAACCTACTTGCTCCCACCTTTGGGAGGTGAAAATCCCGTTGGTCTCATCAAAAAAATAAAAAATGGAACAGAAAAATAAAGGTGGACGACCCACTAAGACTTTATCAGAGAAACGGAAATATCAAGTGCTTCTTCGGCTTAATACAATGGAGTACTACACCTTGTTGGGAAAAGCACGTGAAGCCTCTATTTCACGAACAGAGTTTTTACGGCAGCTCATAACAAATGCAGAAGTAAAGAGTCGAATCAGGCCAGAGGAAATGCAACTCATCCGTACAGTTTCTGGTATGGCTAACAATCTTAACCAAATTGCCCATCGGCTCAATGCTTTCGGCATCTCTGCACTCAATGAAGAATTGAATGCGCTGAAACAAATTATTCACGAACTCATGAAACGATTGAAACCATGATAGCCAAGATTATTAAAGGAACAAGCTTCAGTGGAGTTGTCAGTTATATGCTAAGCAAGCGTGAAGGTAAAGTCAAGGTTTTACAAGCCAATGGCGTGCGCAGTTCTTTCCCAAATGACATAGCACACGACTTCAACTTGCAAACCTCTATGCGTCCAAGTGCACAGAAACCTGTTTGTCATACTATACTTTCTTTCTCGGCACATGATTCAGAACGACTGACAGATGCAACAATGGTGAAGATTGCCAACGAATATCTTCATAAAATGGGCTATGGCGACACACAGAGCCTTATCGTAAGGCACAGTGACCGCCAGCACCCTCACCTGCACATTTGTATCAATCGTATTGGAAATGACGGCAAGACCATCAGCGACCGCAATGAAAAATACCGCTCTACAAAGATTTGCCGGGAACTGACTGAGCGTTATGGTCTAACCATTGGCGAAGGAAAGCAAGAGGTAAACCGCTCGCGATTGAGAGGTGAAGATAAATTGCGGTATGAGATATTCGATACCATTAAGTCTATATTACCTCAATCTCAGACTTGGAAAGATTTTGTTGCAGAATTAGAGCAACAAGATATTACCACTTGTTTCAAAACAAAAGGTAATACCGATGTTGTACAAGGAATCATCTTTGAAAAAGACGGATGTAGTTTCAGTGGCTCAAAGATAGACCGCTCATGCTCTTTCTCTCGCCTCAATGCTGAGATAGAACAAAATTCTCACAAACAAGAGAAAATTCATCTACAAAATGAGCCTATGGCAGATTCTGTAGATGAAAGCAATTTCATTACCGACCTATCCGAAGCTATTAGTGAAGTGTTTTCTATGCCAACACCAAGTAATGAGGTAGATGTTGATGAACTTCGATTTCAAAAGAAACTTCGCAATAGAGCTAATCGCAGACGTAGAATTTAATCACATCAAATTTATATCAGTATGAATAACGAAATAGCACCTGTTCTCGATATGCTCGAAGAACTCAAACAAGACTGCAAAGCCATCAGTAAGGCACAGGTAGAATTGCGCACTACTATTGCTGAACAGCTATCTAATCCAAAGGGAGATAGCGCTAAAACACAAGAAACCGTGCAAATCCATCTCTCGAAAGAAACTCAAGCCAAAATCAAGGAACACCAACTTTTTGTTTTGGAGGCACTATCAGAGTCGAGTAAGAAGCTTGACCCAAAGTTTGAAGCTTTGCACCAGCTCATCAGCAAGCAACAAAAGCCTGTAGAATATAAGAACTACTCGCTATTTGCAAGCATTCAATTAGCCGAGCGTATGCTGCTTTTATTGGTTTGTGGGCTGGTCATGGTGAGTTGCTGGTTCTTCGGTATGGGAGCCAACAAGCTACAAACAGCCTCCGATTACGACCTGCGTTACCGCTATCTGCGAATGCAAGGCAAAGCTACCAAAAAAGATTTTGACTACCTTGACAGCATTTTTATCACACATCGTAATCCCAAAGCCATCCAGCAAATGCAGCAGAAGGTTATTGATTATGAACAAGCCCTGCAACGGCAAGCAGAGTTGTTGTTGCAACAAGAACGTATCAAACAGGAACAAAGAAAACTTAAGAGGCAGTTGAGAAAATAGCAAACACTCCAAGAAATTGTTTAGTATAGTTTCTTGGAGTGTCTTCGTTTAGTAGTTAGTTTTTATGCTTGTAGGTAAACTAATAGTTTACTACTGAGTAAAAAATTAAACCTTTAATCCTCTTTTTGATTAATTGCTAACGAATATAGATATTTCATCTTTCGCTATCTTGCTCTATTATCTTCGACAACTCTTCCTCAACTTCTTCCACCGTAGGCAGAGCCGACTTCAAATCATCAGGTATAGCCTTTGTCAGTTGATAATCACTGACACCAATAGGCTGATCATAGCCAGAAAGAGCATATTGTGCCACCACTTTATCTCCGCCATTGCAGAGGAGCAAGCCAATGGTCTTATTGTCTTGCTCGCCACGTAGGGTGTCATCTACAACATTGATGTAAAAGTTCAGTTGCCCCATATATTCAGGCTTGAAAGGTGTGGCTTTGAGTTCGACAACAACGTATGCATGTAGTTGGATGTTATAGAGAATGAGGTCGGCATAGAAATCAGAATCGCCTACTTCAAAATGCTTCTGCTGTGCCACAAATGCAAAGCCACTGCCCATTTCCAAAAGATATTTGGTGATATGAGATACCAATTGTTGTTCAAGGTCTCGTTCTGCCATTTTATCTGTTTGCCCCATCAAATCAAAGATATAAGGGTCTTTCATCAGATAGTTGGCAAGGTCGCTTTGCGGTTTGGGCAATCGTGCCGAGAAGTTACTCACTTTCTTTGCCGTGACCTGTCGAGCGAAAAGATTGGTCTCAATCTGCACCTGCAGAACATTGCGACTCCATCCATTAGCAACTGCTTGCGAAATGTACCAATAGCACTCGCCCAATGGAAGCTTACTATTAAGCAGAATTACATGGCTCGCCCAGTTGGTGCGAACTATGGCAGAATGCTTGAAGATTTCCTCTATCTGACTGATGTCGCAGTGATAGATTGCTGACAATGTTTCAGTAACTTCTTCTAATTGTGCAACAGGCTGTTGCGTAATTGTATTCGATTGATTTTCTGTGGCTTGAATTAGTGCAACAGGTTGTTGCACAATTTGATTGAGTTCGTTTGTCAGACTTAAAACCTTCTCTACAGTAGGAGTTGTGAGTAAGCTATCTATCCTGTCCATCTCTTTCAGCACTTCCAACGGATAAGCACTGGCAAACTGGCACATATAGAAGATATTTCTGCGAGAATACCCTTTCTTATCTGGATATTTTGAGCGTATCGCCTTGGATAGGTTGTCAATCACTTTGCTTCCCCAACCTTCTTTCTTTTGGAGATAGAGAATAAAATGTCCCACTTTCCAATAGTGGAAAAGCATGTCTGCGTTTGCAGAGGCTATTAAGCGTACTTGTGTATGCTCAAGATCAGTACCGATGGCTCGTACAACGGGATTTAAATCTTGGTGATCTGTTTTATTTATTTCTTGGCTCATATCGTTTTAGCGTTATAACTGATTGAATTTACTCATGGCATTCGCTTTGATGTCGTCTGCAATGTCTATGTATGGCTTCATAGCCTTGTAATCACTATGCCCTGTCCATTTCATCACAACTTGCGGAGGAATTCCCAATGCAAGGGCATTACAGATGAATGTTCTACGACCAGCATGTGTGCCGAGTAGGGCATACTTTGGGGTAACCTCATCAATGCGCTCATTACCTCTGTAATAAGTTTGGCGTACTGGTTCATCGATACCTGCCAATTCTGCCAGTTCTTTGAGATAATCATTCATTTTCTGATTGGTAATGATAGGCAACACCTTATCATCTTCAAATGCCACGTCCTTGTATTTGTCAAGTATCGCTTTGCTGTGGTTGTTCAGTTCGATAATCAAACTATCAGAAGTCTTGACAGTTGTAACCTCTATGTGGCCGCCCTTTATATCACTTCTGCGAAGATTGAACACGTCGGAATAACGCAAACCTGTGAAGCATTGAAATAGAAAAACATCACGCACTCGGTCTAAGGCTTGCTTGGTAGTAGGTATTTCGAACTCTCGGAGTTTGTTCAGTTCCTCCCATGTGAGGAAAATGATTTTCTTCTGTGTACTTTTAAGTTTGGGCTTATAGCTGTCATAGGCATTGTTCTGATGCACACCTTTCTTGAATGCCCAGCGTAAAAACCATTTCAAGAAACTAAGTTGCTTGCCTATGGTAGAATTACGCATTTCCTTTACATCACGGAGATAAGTAACATAATTATTCAGCCCCCTCTCATCAAAGAAATCAAATGTAAGTTCATCTCGAAAGTTCATCAGATGATTTTTCACCGCAGCAAACTTCTCGTAGGTGGAATCCGTCCAATCATTTTGCCGTCCACAATCTCGCACAAATTCATCAAACACTTTGTAAAAAGTGTTAGGCATTGATTTTCTCGGTTTGACTTCTTCCTCAATAGGTTTGTGCAGCGCATTGAATGCCTCTTTTATTTGTTCCTGTGTGGGCATTATTTCTTCCACTTCAAACTTCTTGAAGATGTCCTGTATTTCTGTATAGTAGCCCAAGAGTGAAGCATTGATTTCAGAAGCCGATTGTTTCAGTTTGTTGCTACAACCATTCTTTACACGTTGCTTATCTGCATCCCACTTGGCAGCATCGATGCGATAGCCTGTCGTGAACTCAATCCGCTTGGAAGCGAAATTGACACGCATACGGATAGGCACATTCCCAACAATGAGAATACCGTCCTTCTTCCTACTTTCCAACGTGAAGATAATGTTTCGTTTGATGTTCATGCTTTTGGGTGTATAGATTTCTGCACCCAAAATTACACCCAAATTTTGATATTACCAAAGATTTTCCATGAAATCTTATTTTATTAACATTCTGTATAAATCTCTATTATACAACAGATTGAACATTTATGATACTATTTGAAGGTTCAAGAGAAAGAGCCTCTCTCCGCTTTAGGTACTCTGAACAGACCAACAGAGAAATCCTAACAAAAACGTAAGTATCATAGCTACAAGTAGTTATGATACTTTTCTTTTATATCTATTCTTCTTATCAGAGTACGTACAGAGGGGGTAAATACTCCCTAAATACTCTACAATGGCTACAATCTGGCTACACTTTTTGAGGCAAAATAAAAATTGTAGCCAAGAGTTCGTACAGAGTATGCATAGAGTACACGCAAATTGCTGTTATTCAAATAAATATGTCGAACTTTGCAGCGTGGTTACAGAAGTTTATCCTGCTAATAATTCAACCTTTTGGCTACAATTCTATTAGAAGCTGGCTACAATTATTGAATTTTGGCTACAACTTTCCTTGCCATGGCTACAATTAAACAACAGCAGCGCAAATGAAAACCATTTTCAGAGCAGTCTTCTATTTAAGAAGCAACTATGTGAACAAGGAGGGTAAAACACCCGTGATGTTGAGAATCTATCTCAACAACGAACGACTTTCCATTGGCTCAACAGGTATTGCCGTTCAGCAGTCGCAATGGGATAGTGAAAAAGAACGGCTGAGGGGAAGGACTACAGAAGTTCTTTCTACTAATCTCGAATTGGATAATATCCAAAGCAGATTGCAGACTATCTTTAAGAAGTTAGAAATGACAGATGCCATTTCTTTGGAACGTATCAAGTCGGAGTATCTCGGCAAGAAAGAAGAGGTAGAAACGATGATGACACTCTTCGATAAACACAACAAAGATATTGCTAAGCAAGTGGGCATATCTGTAAGTGCTGCCACTTTTCAGAAATATAATGTCTGCAAACGACACTTCACGACTTTCTTGCAGGATAAGTACAAACGTTCGGATATACGCTTGTCTGAACTCACCTATATTATCATACACGACTTTGATATTTATCTTCGCACAGTAGTTGGTCAGAACCCAAATACAGCCACCAAGACAATGAAGACTTTCAAGACAATTACGATTTTAGGAAGAAAAATGGGGGTAATCCTTCATGATCCTTTTCTTAATCATCGTTTTCACCTTGAGCCAGTCAATCGTGGCTTCTTGACAGATGAAGAGATTTTGAAGATAGCCAATAAGAATCTGGGCATACAACGCTTGGAATTGGTTCGTGACTTATTCGTATTCTCGTGCTTTACAGGTTTGGCGTACATTGATGTAGCCAACCTTACTCCCGAGAACATTGTTACCCTTGATGACAAACAATGGATAATGACAAAACGACAAAAGACGAGTGTTGCAACAAATGTTCTTTTATTGGATATTCCGAAGAATATCATCGAAAAGTATAGTGTCAAGACCTATCGTGATGGTAAACTCTTCCCAATGCTAACCAATCAGCGAACCAATTCATATCTGAAGGAAATTGCAGATATTTGTGGCATTAAAAAGGACCTAACCTTTCACATGGCTCGTCACACATTTGCAACAATGTCATTGAGTAAAGGTGTTTCAATGGAATCAGTTTCTAAGATGCTGGGACATACCAACATTAAAACCACACAAATCTATGCCCGCATTACCAATAAGAAAATAGAACACGATATGGAACAGTTGGCTGGCAAGTTAGACAAGTTCAAAGTTGCTATGGGCATCAACTCAAAATAA